CGTTTTGATATTTAGCCCTATGGCGTTATTTTGGGTTAGGTAATTGTTGAGGCCCTGACCGAAGGTGAAATCACCCGAGGGAGTTAAGTTTCTGAATATCATTTGTGCCATATTTAACTCCCCGATATAACGATTCCGTCCACGACCGTAACCGTCCCGAACGTACCATTTGCCCCATTACCAGCATGAATAGAAAGTGATGACGATGATTGTCGCAGATTCGTGGTTAAGGTTAAACTGCTTCCACTCGTGCCGCCGCCTGTGCCGTCAATAGTGATATTTCCCGTGACTTCGAGGTTTCCATAGAGTTTGAAATTTCCGTCTGTGATATCAAGGTGAGTGGTGGCGTCATGCTGGATGCGCGTGCCGGAAAAATAACTGCTAATTAAATTCTGCGTGTTTCGGATTCCGATAATAGCCAGCGCGTCAGATTTATCATGAAGGCGTAATGTTGTAGGTGCCTGCTGCGTCCCGGTGTTATACCAGTTATCTATCTCGCGGTCGTTAAAAAGGATGATGCAGGTATCGCCTGCGGAAATCGGCATAGTGATATAAGCCGTGCCGCCAGTGAGGATAAAAACAGGAACCTGCTGCAAGAGAGGATAGGCTGCAAGCGTGCGCGTGCCGTCCTGATTTATGCTGATAATTTTCTTTAAGGCGATTTGAATATCCGCTGTCTGCGTAGACGGATAAAACGTCTGAATGATTCCAACCTGGACACAGTTAGCCGCTTTCAAAACATCGGATTTATGAAAATCCAAAAGGTCTTGGAGGTCAGGTGGATTTAGTGGTTTGTTCTGGGGCAACTTGCGTCCATGGGCCGAAAGGGTTTGAACCGAGTAATAAACTAAAACTGCTTTCTAAATTACCACCAACGGCACCGGATATGATGCCCTGGTGATTCACACCGACTACTTTATACTGTCCGTTATAGGTTGGCTCTACGGTACTTTTAAGGCTGATTAATTGACCCACCGTGATGCGCGGCTCGAATATCGTGCGGATCGTCAGGTATGCACCCTCGCGGCGCGGCGTTTCAAGCAAGCCAGTAGAGGAATCGATAACTGGTAATTGGCCGATTAGGACTTCATCGTTTCCTAGAAAAAAGGCTTTCTGTTTATCTATGTAAACATTAGGATAATATGTTTTTAACCAATTGTAAGTATTATCATCCACAATTAAGGGACGGTTGAATTGCTGCCCATTTAACTGACCTATTGCACCGATATCAATATCTACGAATGTCCCGCAGGCATTTTTTATAGCATCTTCTAGTTTTATTCCGGCTGGCCACGAAAAATTAGACTGCGTATTGGCGATATCGAAACCTCCATCCATGCCGACGATTGTCGTGACGATATCAACGCCTTCGCGGTTACTATCCGCTTGCATGATATTGCCGTGGAAAACTGTAAATAGACTGTCATAACCTGCATCAAGATTAACTTTATTAGGTGGGTTTTTCAGAGAAAATCTATCCTGCCTAATTCTATTTCTGTGCGCCAGGCTAAGGTTATAAATCCGCAGGCTCATGGTATTCGCGGCGGGCGCGACGTTCCGCGTGATGGTGAATTCAATCGTAAACGGCCAGGGAATAATAATCTGCCCGGAGCCATCGTTCATATCCACGGTGAGTTGGAATTTTCTACCGAATTTGTTCATTGATTTAAATCTATAGCTAATGCAGTAATTCCAGCTATGTCCGCTTGAGTTAGAAGATAAAGCGCAATGCGTCCTGTGGTGAAATCATCAATATAAAGTGGATCATAGCCATCTGTGGACATACACATAAGCCCGAATTCGATTATATTTACCCACTGATTTAAGGTATTCAGTGAAACTACTAATCGCTGTCCAGTAACGGTAAAACTCCCATAGGAGACATCATAAAACCAGCCTTGCTGCCCCGGAAGATAATACAGATTGAAAGATATATTTTCCCCTTGTGCGCCAACCACTGTAAATTGTTGCGAGGGATAGGATGATATGCCGTTGATCTGAATCATATCTAATTTCCTTTATCATATTTCGAAACATTTTCGATTTGTTGTGTTAATGATTGAGGTGCGCCTGGATTTATTACTTGTCCCTGACTGTTTAATCCAGAAAAATCATTTTCATTATATGGCGTCCCCATATCCGTTCCTTGAACAGATCCATTATTCACCGCTGGCTGGCTTGATATATTATTCGCGTTAGGGTCTTGCTGCGCTATCGGAGAAGGCAACGGCTGTGCGTTCGCCCCTGGAATTTCAGGGTTACTCGCCGCTGTGCCGCCGTTCGCATTGGTTAAAGGCCCCCCTGGGGAATTAGGATTAAACGTGGTCGTCGTCGTGGCTGCAAAGCGAATTTCTTTCAGCGTCACCGCGAAATCCATTTGATATTTATTACCTTCTTGCTGAATTGCCACCACGTTTTGAATTGCCATATTATTGATAAACTCAAAAGGCGTCTGCATGGAAACTAGAATTTTAGACTGCCAAGCAGCTTTGAAATAAGCATAGGCAGCGGCCTGTTTGGTTTTTGGCAATAGGTTTTTGATACCCGCATAGAGAGATGACGCGCTGGAAAGAAAACTATTCGATGTAAGCGTATTCGCCACCGAGCCGAAACTGCCAAAATCCGTAGAGCTGATTAAATTCTGCGCCTGGGCGCACCCAGCGGCGAGTGTCGGCAATAGTGCGGTCACCTGGGTTAATTTCTGAACCACGGTTTGCAGGACGCCATTATTACTTTTTCCCTCAATATCCACCACTTCTCCCACATAACCACGCAAGATATATTTCCGTGGGTGAATTGCGATATTATCCTGAAAGAATGAATTATCTTCTGCGTAATGATCGGTAATATCAGCGTCAAGATTAGCCGTCTGCGCGCCGTCCACATCGAAAACGAAACCGCCAATTCCAAAGGCCGATAACGGCGTTACGATATACTGGCTTAATGCGCCCTGCATGGACGTGAACGCGGAACCCAAAGTCGATAGGCTTGGATTGTTTACCAGATTAGAAAATGAAGATGGTGCGGCGTCTGTCATGCTGTGGCCGCATTATTCTGCTGGTAGATAGTATTTTGATGCGTTTGCACCGTATATGCCGCCCAGGTTTCTGGGCGCACCTCGCCGCGATTATAGATTGTGACGTTATTACTGGTTTTATAATCTGTCCCTGATGCACCGCCGGAATAAGGCGGCGGGGGCGGCAAAGGCGGTAAGTATTGATCGCCTTTTAACGGCGGCAACGATAGGAATTTATCAATTTGTTTTGCCCCAACTCCACGTAATGAATCTCCAACATCAGCCGAAACGGACGGCGGTAATTGGTTATCATTTTTTTGTTTATCTATTGCGTCTTGTATATGGGCACCATATCCAAAAAGTTTATTGGTGACGCCGGAATGATCTACATCATCTATACTCCAGCCTTTATCTTTTTTATTTTTTATTCCAAGCCAATCTTTAATTGATTCAGAAAATCCAAATGCCATTCGTTCTGCCAAATTTCCAGGAACATATCTGTCTGGCAGGTGAACTCCATGTGTTGCTAAAATTTTCTCATTATCTTTAGTGCTGTTTTTAAGCGCAGAATAATCTTTGCCAGTTTGACCTGTTATATCATCTACGAATTTTAATAATGGGGAAGCAAGAATTCTTTCTAATATTGTCTCTAGTCGGATAAATGCTTCATTTAATCTCCTAGAAGATTCAGCCAAATCTTTTTGTTGCTGTGCGGTAATATCAACAGCTTTATGTGCATTAGCCAATTGCTCTGGCTTTGCGTTCAAAGCATTTAAAAATTGCGGTGCCAAGCCCATAGCGGTTAATACACTCAATTGCTCTGTAGGCTTAATTTCTCCGCTTCGAAATTTTTGATTCATTAAATCCAAAATCTGCATCATATTCATATCTTTTGCATTTGCCCCAATACGTCCCAAGGCATAAATTATGCTAGTATCACCTGTGAAACCCTGTCTTACCGCATTTAAACGTGCATCTAATTGGGCTATATTAGCCGCTGCGGCTCCCGCTGTAATATCTTTATTCATATAAGCAACAACATTAGAATAGTTTTGCAGTTCCACCGAAGCCAATCGAGTTCCCTGCGCCAACGAAATCATCGTCTGCGCGCCATCCATAGCACCTGTGACGAATTTATTTACACCGTATGCCGTAACGCCGCTGATACCTAGTAATTCAAGCATATTCCCAGACAGATTTTTAATGCCCTGGTCAAACTGATCCAGCGCCTTGCTGTCAACGTCAAAGCCCAAACTGACAAATAATTCGCCGACACTAGCCATTATTATTTAACTCCATGTATGTTTCCTGATAATCGAAATCAAAGGATTCGAATGCCATTATATCAATTATAGTTGGTGCAGGTGCGCTCATAACTTTATCCGGGTCTCCGCTATAATAACCCAGTTTCGCAAGCCTTAGAGCAATAAATCTACCCTCATCATCAATTTTTATTCGGGGTTTTCGGCGGGTTGATTCAGAACCCCTAAGAACGTGAGTAACTGAGAAGGATGCTTTTTTTTAAAGGGTTCTAGGTTTTTATCTATGCACGCGCATACGATATCCATGTAATCCTCGCGGGCGTTTTCAGGCTCGAACGTGGCGGGTGTGATTTTCTGATCGTTATAGGTGCAGCGCGATAGGCAGGCGAAAACGGCGTTATAAACGTCTTCCGAACTTTCGACCTTTAACGCCAACTGCATGACGTTCGTATCCTTGGTAAGCCCTTCGGATAGGTGCTGTGTCATGGCGCGGCGCAGCGTGGTTACATCGCCCCATGACGCAGCACCGATAGTAACCTTTGCGCCGGAGGGTGCTGTGAATTCCATTACTGCTGCGTCCGCGTTACGTTAGAGAACATGAGGCGGTAGATAGCAACGCCCTGATCGGTTGTGCCCTGGACGTTCGTGCTGCCCTCGACCTGCTTATTAAAGAAACCGCCTGTGAGCGTATAGACGTCCTGAATCATGGTGCCAGTACCATCACCCATGTTTTTCACAAACTGCCCCGTAAGCAAAGAAAAACCAGCGAAATTATTAATCTGGCTTGATAGCAAACCCTGAAGATAAACATCATCCGAGCTACCGCGCATAATCCGAACAACCAGATCGCCATTCAAGCCGCTTTGATTTTGCGCGACAATCGTATTCCCGTTTTTACCTGTCTTTTTTTCAGCGATATTATTTGGAAAACTCAAAACGGAAATATCGTTATCCGCAAGGTCAGTGATAACCTGTCCGCCGATAATTAGCGTGTCGTCGCCGGTGATGGTGAATAATGGCATTTGTTATCTCCTACGGATTAATCACAACTTGAACCGATGACTGCTGCAAAGCTCCAGCCAATTTACCAGCAATCTGTACTAATGGTGCTTGACGCAACGCACGCTGTGACGATGCTTGCAGCGCTACTGGCTGGCTATAAATATAATAACCATAATTGGTAATATTGGCTAAAAACAGAGTTTGATTGCCAAAGGTTTCAGAACTCGTCCAACTGCCGGGCGCGATAAATCCATTCGTCACGAATTGATTCATGACGTGAGCGTAAGCACTTTTCAGACCCGACATGCCGGGTTCGGTCTGTGGGATTTTTGTATTCGTCTGTGCTAGATAATTAAAACCGGCGGTTTCGCCGTAGATGACGTCATCATAATTATTGCCTTCCGTGGCGTAGCACGCCGGAACGCCGAAATAAGACACGTATAAATCCACGCCCGCCGTGTTGGCGTTCAAATACATGGTCTGCGTAATGCCTGGGTCTGGATTCACGTTCGCCAGCGTTTGCAGGTTCATGGTGCCGCATGTATTACTGCCGTCATAATTCGTGGAAAATAAACGGCCAGCCCATGCGGCCTTCATAAGGTTCGCCGCCGCCTGTCCCTGCGTATAAAGTTTTAGCCTAGTTTTTGTCTGGGAAGCAGCCGTTACGGTTGTTCCGATACCCAGAATATCGGTGCTGCTTCCCAGATGGTGCAAGAATACGAGATCAAGAGCCTGTACGGCTGTCGCTGCTACGGTGATCGCCGCATCTTCTAAATTGAGGGTCGTCATCACGCCCGCGTAGAAAACATTAGAACTGCTGCGATTGATACACGCCGAGACGGTTTCGCCCGTGCTATTCACGCCCGCCGTGGTGGTAGCTGATGCAGTATTAAGCAAGGTTGCGCCTGTCAGATCGGTACCGCCGCCAGAGTAAGCCGCAAGCGCAACACTAGCTGCGGTACCGACTTTATTATTCGTGAAAACTAAAGCTGTGCCAGCGACATTCGTCGTGATCGTCATCGTGGTTGGCAAAGCATTTTGCAGCACCGTAGCGATATCAGCCAGCGTCAAACATGCGCTGAAATTTAGGCCAGTCAGATTATTAGCCACGCCTCCAATGGTGACTTTCAGATTGCCATTCGTCACGGCGGGAAAATTAACCACGTTTGCGCTGATATTCGCTGTAGTGACATAGCCAGGCGTAGCACTAACAGAACTCTGCATTGGCACGACTACCAGATAACCATCGCCCGCAAGGATATTAGGATTTTGCGAAAATACGTTATTCGCCATTGCATAGGTTAAGCTGCTACTGCCCCAATCGGATTGCACCTGGGCGGCACTGACATATTCGGCGTAACCTTGCAAACTTACTTGATTATTTACGGGAACTTCTTGAGACAACAAAGCCAGAACATTAACATTCGGTTCAATCAAACCAGTAGGCGTGTTTGTGATTGAAACATTGATGACGTTCGAAAGCGGTAAGGTTAAAGTATTACTCATTGTATGCCCTCTGATGGTGGTATATAAAATTCAATAAATGGTGTTTCTGTTCCTATAGTCGCTTCATCATCAACACGAGTCGAGAATTCATCGTAATAATCGCCATTGAATAAGTAAAGCGGCTTCGTTTTTCTATACCACACGAAGCACGCGATTGTAATAGTGAATCTGTTCATAAAGCTGCCGCCTTCGGCATCGCTCGTATTTAGAAAATTCGTTGGCAGATTAAAGATTTTGAAATTATTGGCTTCCTGCTGCTGCTCGGAATAGAACGATTTCAGAGCCAGTAGAATTTCAGACCGGCGCATCAGCGCGGACGTATCGCGAGAGAGAATATCTATCTGGTGATTCTCGCGCGTTACTAATTCCTGGACCTCAAACTGATTATTCCCCACGGTCGTCATGTAGGTTTCAGAGCCTAGCGGCTTAGAATCGGCCATTCCGACGATGATATTCAAATTGCCAGTGTCATCGAATTTTCGATTTTGGTCGCGAATCCATACTGATTGAGTCGGGAGCTGCATTTCCGATTGCAGGATATTCACGATGATTTGTTCGGCTAGGCTGTTCATTGCGTCCCCGAAAAATCTTGGATTATATCGTACTTGGTGAAATTATTTGCTGTGCGGTCACCAATGCCCATGACCTTATAATATACCCCACTAAGCAAGATTCGGTCATTCGTATTCAGCGGAATAGAACCATTAACAACATGGATTCGCTTCCATATCCACGACCACTGGCCTTCGGGTTTCAGTTTAATTTCCTGCGGGCGCAAAGTCTGAATCATGCCCTCGAAATTAACCAGCTTTAGGCTATCCACCACAAGGCCATTTACGACCGTCTGTGTGACGATTTGCAGCGTGAGCTTACTAACCCACCCGGAGAAGGCCGCACCCATGCGTGGCTGGCCGGAGACTTGATTTAAGGGGGTTGCCATTATGATTTCACCACATCGGAGGTGATAGAACGTCGGAGTGCGCCCGAGTCCACCAAAGGGGCATCGCTGCCCTTGGCCTTAATCGTCGCTGGCTTATTCGGTGCCCATGAACCGAAACCGCGTGTTGCGAAGGCTTCCTGAACGATTGCCTGCCCCTTAATTCCGATTCGCTTCATAATCCCCAGGATATCCCCAGCCTCAACAAGTTTTTTAATTTCCGGTGATTTCAGATATTGGATAATCTCATTTCGCTTAACCTCGATCGGCATCCGCAAGAAACTACGCGGCGGGATATTCGCCGTTGTGCTGCCAAATTCTTGAATAATCCCAAGCGTAGTCATGCCAATCGATTCGCCTTTTTTGCTGCCGTGCGGCGTATTACTAAGGATACCCACGCGGGCGATATATTTTTTCTGTAACTCGCGCTGCATATTTTCCAGCGGAACCAGATTTACCCGCATTTCGTTTTTGGTCTGCGAGGCCATGTTAGCCTCCCCAAATAGTCCCGCCGTAGCCACCATAGGCTTGCGCGGGGAAAGCCTGGAAGTTTCCGGCCAACTGCGGCTGGATCATGGCAAGATAAGTCATGCCGTATGTGGTCTGTAAATAAGTCTGATAAGTGGATTTTCTAAGCAGTTTTTCGGGGATATTATAGGTTTCAGATACACCATCCACGCTGCGCGCGCCGACTGGCATTGCGCCGATACCAGCCAGGCCAGCGTTAGCCGCGCGCAGGTTGAGACATAGGAAGTGCGCCGAGAGATATAAATAGCCCAGCGTGATCTGCTGCACGGTGCCGAATAGAGCCTGATTTAATAAAATCTGCGCCTGATTAAAAGCGTTTTGGATATCCTGGTTTTGAACATAATTATTGATGTTATCCTGGGTGATCGTCCATTGCGGCACGCCATTCCCCGGCGTTACCCCCTGCGTACCGTCCACGCTGCACGTCCAAAAATTCATCCCATAATAAACTTCATTGCCAGAGAAATATGTCTGACTGGAATTATAGACGGGTAAGTATGGGAAGTCCCTAAAAAATAACGCGGAGAAATCGGAATAGGTGATCGTGGTCAAATCCATGCGGATTCACCTAGACCGGCGCGTCAGTATGCGCTTCCTTAGCTGGACGACCTGGGCCACGTTTTTCTTCTGTCGCGAAAGGTTTTTTAGCATCTTCAATACTCAATAACTCTTTCGGAAACATCAGATGCAATTTTTTACCTTCATCATCAGGAAAATCCACAACCATTTCCGGTTTGAATTTTCCATCAGGAAGATGTGGGCCTTTTTCAACGTAAAAGATTCGTTTACCCTTATGAAATAATTGCATGATTGCTCCTATGAATGGGTGAAATACAGCATTTCGAGAGGTCGGTATGCCAGAACGCCCGTGTACTGTCCATATCCTACGTTTTGGAATTGGAAGCCATTGATGGTGTTCTGAAGCGTATTCGTATAAGGCACAGGAACGTCCATACGCACGCTGTCTTCGTCGTAACGCATAAGCGTATAGATGTTAGTATTCAGGCCGGATACCGTTGAGTTATTGGCCTGATCGGCATACGCGCATGGCAGGATTTTGAAATTAGGATTGCGCGTGACTTCCTTAAATGCGTTCAGCAAGTAAGTAATCATCGGTGTTGGATAG